TCGTTGAGCTTCTCCATCATTCGGGCGCTTTCTGCGTCCTCTCGGTTTTTGACGGGGTCATCGATGATGAGTAGATGGCCGCTTCGACCAGTGACGGCACCACCCACGCCTGCAGCCCAGAGGCCTCCGCCTCCAGCAGTACCCCAAGCGTTGACAGCCTTTGAGCTTTCATTCAGGAGCCCACCACCGTCTTTGAAATAGTCTCGTGCCTTACGGGAGAATCCTTCGGCCAGCTCTGCGGAGTACGAGCTGATGCCAACGTAGCGTTCAGGATGTGCAAGCAGATAAGCGGCAGGAAGAAGTTGCGAAGCAAGAAGGCTCTTTCCGTGGCGAGGCGGCACCTGGAGGATGAGGCGATTGATTTCTCCGTCGATAACTCGCTGGAGCTGCTCGATGACTGCGGCATGAAATTTGTAGAATTTGTAGTTGGGAAACACCCTGCGGATGAATTTCCACAGGATGACCTTCTTGCCAGGACCTTTTTCGGTCTTCTTCTGTTTGAGCTCCTTAGCTAGGCCTTGGCCTTTGGAGGCCCGCTCTAACATGTCCTTTCCGTACTTTTCAGCCATTACTCGTCAAGCGGGATTTCGTAGACATCGACCTCTTCGACGGAAGCGGCTTCTTCAAGCTCCTGGTCAACCACCTGCATCAGTTCGGAAACGCCAAGAGAGGTTGCCCAAGCCTGGCGGCCAGTGTCCGAGATTTGCGTAGCTGCACGCATCAGTCCAGACAGCAGGCCCATGGGGATTTTCTCCCCTTCTGCATCTGCTTCTGCCACACGGCGCTGGATGATGTGCATCAGGTCGTTACTGACGTCCATCATCATCCTCGCCTGGTCCTCGTTGGCCTGGCGGAACTCCTGGATGTTCTGACGGTGGCGCTTGCGCTCTACGGCGTTGGCCTCTCTGAAGGTGATCGCCATCTGCTGCTTATCCCAGGCTGCGCAGCGCTTAGCCCAGTGATAGGTGTCGTACCACTTAGCGATGGTTGCAGTACCGTGACCACAGGCCTCAGCGGTGTTGCTCAGCGACCTTGCACCAGCGGAGTTGAGGTAGTGCTGGAAAGCCCTGAAGGCCTTCTCGTCCTCATGCCTACCTGCCTGGTTGACGCGATAGCCCCGCTGGTATTCCCAGATCTTGGCGTTGCGGCCCCTGGCTTCCGCCTTGACCTCCTTCCATTCTTCAGTCATACCAGTGCATCTCGCGAGCTAGTATGCCAAAGCAAGAAAAAAGGGCTCAAAGAGCCCTGCGTGCGGTTAGCGGACAGGCTAAGGCCAGTAGCGGCCTGCCTTTGTCGTCAAGGAACACGGTGCCAAGTGGAATGGCGAAAGCGATGTCGATGATCATGTGAAGGCGGCCTCGTAGACACTGGGCAGCTGCTCCTCGAAGATGTCTTTGACAGCTTGAGCGATCAGGCGGTGCTCCAGCTGTGTCTCGATACCTGCGCGGATCTGGATGTAGTGGATCCAGCTGCGGATGCTGCCACTCATGTAGAGCCTTGTGGGCGTCCCGAGGGGCAGGATGGACCTGGCACACTCCTTGGCTACTCCCCGAGCCAGCAGGTGCTCATAGAGGTCGATGGCGCTGTTGTAATGCGTCAGGATCTGCTTCTCAGACAAAGCGACGAACTCAGGATCAAGGTCGTCATGGCTGGCCTGCTTGTTCTTCAGGTCCTGGGAGCGCAGGTGGGGAACACCGAAGGCCCCAAGCTGATCGACAGAGCTGTAGCGCTGGCTGAACTCTTGGAAGCTGAAGGAACGGTGACGGAGCACCTGGGCAGCGATGGCGCGGGTGGTATTGATCTCCACCTGCATGCTGGCCATCTCAAAAGGTGACCAGTGCTTATGCTTGATCAGATACTTGATAAGCCGAGGTGATGTCTCGGTGTTCGCCTGGTTGGACGGATTGGATACCCGTGCCATGTAGACGATCTGCTTCTCCGCATCAGGGGTGATGGAGACCAGGCTGGCGTTGTGGACTTCGCGGTTCAAAAGAGGTCCTCCTCAGGTTCTTGGGTTTCAATGAAGGGTTGATACCACCCAGGATATCGTAAGGTGTTGATGGCTGGGGCGTTATTTGACCAATCGTTACTTTCCTGGCAACGCTTCAGGCGGCGAAGTGCTGCCTCACACTTGCGCATGCCCTCTTCCAGCATCTCGTCAGACACCTCAAAAAGGTCGACGGAGTAGGGAGCCTTGCGCTCGACTGCAGCAAAAATGAAGCGGAACGGTTTCCCGTACGCCTCCTCTGCTGCCTTGGTGTAGTAAGCTGCCTGGAAGTCGTAGCCTAGGCCGACGACCTTCTTGGTGAACAGCTCAGGGTTAACCGTGTCGGTCGTCTTGAGGTCAAGAACGATGCCCTCGTCAACCAGGACGCTGTCCAGGCGTGCTTTACAGCGCAGCCCAAGCCAGTCCCAGTAGATTGAGACCTCGTTGCGCTTGATGTACTCAGCGTCGGTACCAGCGTACCATTCGATCTGTCTGAGGCTTTCAGCCATGCCTTGCACAGCGCCCCAGGGGTCATCCTTGCCGCCAGTGGTCAGGATCTTCTTGCGGCCAATAGATTCCTTCCATTCCTTACCCTCCTTGCTGGTCAGCTTGATGTTCTCAGGGCGCTTGACGTACTGAGCATCGAAAGCTTCCTGGCCGTCCAGGATCAAGCAGTGAGCAGCTGTACCCATCTCCATAGCAGGAGTCGGCATCATCTTGAAGTCCAGAGCAGCCTTGTAGTGAGCTGGGCTCTGCAGGATCTTCTTGAGGCTTGATTGGTTGATGCCTTCTTCTCGCCTGTAGGCGAAATCAGACTGATTGTAAGCTACTTCGGCCATGCGGTGGGCGGGACACTACCCCCATTATACCGCGTAGATCTTGATCACCCACCTTGACTCATCCTTCTTGGCCTTCGTCCATTTCACCTCAAGCTGAGGAATGATCGAGACGCGGTCATCAACCCAAAGCACTTTGTTTACGCTGTCAAACAGGGCGCCGATGATGTTGTCGCCGTCAGCACGGCCCTCACCCTGGACTTCAATCTCAACACGGATTGGTCCTTCCAGTGGTGGCCAGGGCCACTGCTCTTGAACTTGCCGCAGCATTTCCTTTTGTTTCTTGCGGTATTCAGCAGGCATGAAAACGCCCCGCGATGTGACGCGAGGCCTTGCCTTGCTGTACAGGGGCATTTCAATCGTTAGTGTAGTGATCAGCTCCAAGGATGAAGGCCCCCGCAACAACTGCAATGGCCAAGTTTACCGACAGGAACACAATCGTGCTAACGTCTGGGACTGGGATGGTCACCTCCCACTGGAAAGTGACCCGTCCTGGAACCTCTATTGTTGGTCGCACTTCCCAATGTCATTCAGGATACAGCTGGAACCGTCCTTCTTGACACCGAAGATAATACCGCGACGCTCGAAGGTGCTGACGATCTCGTCTTCGTCGAACTGGTCTAAGTCCTTGCGTGACAGGATGGAGAAGATCTCTTCTTCGCTGAGCTCTACGGGGCCGAGGGAAGGGTCCCACATGTACTCGTCATCCGAGTCCCAGTATTCCAGATGGCTGTCGTCAACGTCGGCCTGGGGCACGCTGATGCCGTACTCGTAGAGCGGCACAGAGCCGTTTGCAGCCTCGTATGCTGCATCCTGCAGAACGTCCTGGTAAGACACGTTGTAGGGGCTCCTAGCGCCCTCTAGGGCCTCAATCTCGCGGTTGATGTACCAGATGGCCTTCTTCAGGTCTTCTGCAGTCTTGCTCGGATCCTTGCGGCCAGCACGGCTGACGTATTTGACTGCGTTACCAAGGCGGTAGCTGAGCTGCCAGTCCTCGATGACGTCAATGGTCTCGTACCTGCGCCCTTCGGCGTAGTGAGAGGGGTTGTTGATGGGATCGTGGGTCATTTGCTGGATTCCTCCTTGATGTTGCGGTTGTCCCTGCAGACAACTGTTTTTTGCTCACGCTTGAGGCGGACTGTCACTCCATCCTTCATCCATTGTACCACTGTTCCTGCTTTCCACCCGCCTCCGCAATAAACTTTAACGGGTGTACCCTTGCGCATGGAACGCATTGGCAGGGGCTCCTGCTGCATCCACTCGGCGGCCTTGACCGCAGATGGCTTGAACTTGAGCGTGCCGTC